GGATGCCAAAGGGCTGTGGGTGAAGGGTCGCATTCTGACGGATGTGGCGCGCGGCCGGGAAGCGATTGCCCTGATCGGGGCAGGGGCGATTGACGGGCTGTCGATCGGCTACCGCACCCTCAAGGCAACGAAAGACGACAAAGGCGGCAGGCTTTTGGCGGAGCTGGAGCTTTGGGAGGTGTCGCTTGTGACCTTTCCCATGCTTCCCGAGGCGCGGGTGGCGGCCAAGGGGGATGACCCCGACGCCAACATGCTGCGCGAACTGGCGGCGGTGTTTCAAAGCGCGCGCGGCCTGCTGGTCTCGGACTAGAGCCGGCGTTTCAACCAGAACGAGGAAACAAGATGAGCACTCCCGAGACCAAGGCTCGGGCCGGGGAAGGTCTGTCCCCGGCTGAGGAGCTGAAAACTGCGGTGGCGGTTTTCATGCAGGATTTCAAGCATTTCACCACCGACATGCAATCGAAGATTCAACAACAGGACGAACGTATGACCAAGCTGGACCGGAAAACGATGTTTGCGGGCATGCGCCCGTCGCTGGCCGCCGCTGCCGATGTGGAAGCCCCGCATCAGAAGGCCTTTGGCGCTTATCTGCGCTGTGGTGATGACGATGCGCTGCGCGGCCTCGAGATTGAAGGCAAGGCGATGAGCACCGCTGTCGCCGCTGATGGTGGTTATCTGGTCGCACCGCAGATGGCGGATACGATCAAGTCGGTTCTGCTGTCAGCCGCCTCGATCCGCGCCATTGCCAATGTCGTCAATGTCGAGAGCACCTCTTATGACGTGCTGATCGACCGGGCTGATATCGGTGCGGGCTGGGCCACGGAAACGGTGGCAACGACTGAAACCTCGACCGCGATCATCGATCGGATCACCATTCCGCTGCATGAATTGTCGGCCTTGCCCAAGGCATCGCAGCGATTGCTGGATGACAGTGCGTTTGACATGGAAAACTGGCTGGCGGGCCGGATTGCCGAGAAATTCAATCGCTCCGAAGCCGCCGCCTATGTCAACGGCAATGGCGTCGACAAGCCGCGCGGGTTTCTTGACTATACCAAGGTGGCCAACGCCACATGGACCTGGGGCAATATCGGCTACATCGCCTCGGGTGCAGCGGCCACGATCACCAATACCGATCCGCTGGTCGATCTGGTCTATGCATTGGGCGCGCAATACCGTGCCGGTGCCAGCTTTGTCATGAACTCGAAAACCACCGGGATCATCCGCAAGCTGAAGGATGCCGATGGCCGCTACTTGTGGTCGGATGGTTTTGCTGCGGGCGAGCCTGCCCGGCTGCTCGGCTATCCGGTGCTGGTGGCCGAGGATATGCCGGATATCGCGGCCAATGCGCATCCCATCGCTTTTGGCAATTTCGAGGCCGGTTATACGATTGCCGAGCGCCCCGACCTGCGCGTGCTGCGTGATCCGTTCTCGGCCAAGCCGCATGTCCTGTTCTACGCGACCAAGCGCGTCGGCGGTGCGGTGAGCGATTTTGGCGCGATCAAGGTTCTCAAGATCGCAACCAGCTAAGGCTGGAAGTGGTGAGGCGCTGCCCCCGCAGGGGCGGCGTCTGATCGGGCGCGCACAACTTCCTTCGTGTTGTCTAGCTGCTCCCCTCCGTCCGAGCAATGCGGGGGGTGCGCGTCCGGTGCGGCGAAATGAAACGGATATCGGAGTGATTTCATGATGTTGACCGAAGTGACGACGGTGCCGCAGTCGGCGATCCCTGTCGCGCAGTTCAAGGAGCATCTGCGTCTGGGCACCGGGTTTTCGGATGACGGGTTGCAGGACGCGTTGCTCGAGGGGTTTCTTCGTGCGGCGCTGGCCACGATCGAGGGCCGCACGGGCAAAGCCCTGCTTGAGCGTGATTTTGCCCTGCGACTGGAGGCATGGCGAGACACGGACCGGCAGGCTCTGCCGCTGGCGCCGGTGAGCGCGATCACAGATGTGACGCTGATTGCACCGGGTGGCGCAGAGACGCTGATTGATCCTGCCAGCTATCGCTTGCTGCCCGATATGCAGCGCCCTGGTCTGGTCGCGATGGGGGCCATGTTGCCCACGGTTCCGGCCAATGGCGCGGTGCGCGTCGGGTTCATGGCCGGGTTTGGACCGGACTGGTCCGACCTGCCGCCCGATCTGGCACAGGCGGTCCTGATGTTGGCTGCGCATTACCACGAATATCGCAGCGAGACCGCACTGGGTGCCGGGTGCATGCCCTTTGGTGTGACCGCCCTGATCGAGCGTTACCGCATGGTGCGCCTGTCGGTGGGTGGCCGCGCATGACCATGCCGCTGCTCAATCGCAAGCTGCTGCTGGAGGCGCCGGTGCGCCTGCCGGATGGCGCGGGCGGCTATACTCAGGGCTGGGACGTGCTGGGCACGCATTGGGCCGCGGTTGTGGCCGGGAGCGGGCGCGAGGTCGCGGGGGTGGCCACATCAATGTCGCGGGTCAGCTACCGCATCACATTGCGCGCGGCCCAGGTTGGATCCCCAGCCCGCCCGTTGCCCGATCAGCGGTTTCGAGACGGTAACCGGATCTTCAAGGTTCTGGCCGTCGCCGAGGCCGATCAGGGCGGCAGGTATCTGACCTGTCTGGCAGAAGAGGAGACGGCGGTATGACCTATGGTGTTGCCGGAGCGTTGCAGGCGGCCGTTTACCAGAGGCTCAGTGCGGATGTCGCGCTGGGTCTGCTGGTAGGCGTTTCGATTTATGACGCGCTGCCCACGGGCATTTTGCCATCGCTGTATGTGGCGCTGGGACCGGAGACGGTGCGGGACAAGTCCGATCAGACCGGTTTTGGCGCAGAGCATGAGTTTACCGTGTCGGTGGTGACCGATGCGGCCGGCTTTGCCAGCGCCAAGGAGGCGGCGGGCGCGGTGTCGGATGCGTTGATCGACGCCAGTCTGACCTTGAGCCGGGGCAGGTTAGTGTCGCTCAATTTCTATCGGGCCGTCGCGGCGCGGGTGGAAACTGGCGATATCCGCCAGATCAACCTGATCTTTCGGGCGCGGGTTGAGGATGACTGACGGGCATCGCGCCCGACAGCCTCAGGTGATTTCACAGCAATAATGGAGAGTTAGACATGGCGGCGCAGAACGGTAAGGATCTGTTGATCAAGATCGACATGAATGGCGAGGGACTGTTCGAGACGATTGCGGGGTTGCGGGCGACCCGGATCAGCTTCAACGCGGAGAGCGTTGATGTGACCTCGCTTGAGAGTCAGGGCGGCTGGCGCGAATTGCTGGCGGGTGCTGGTGTCAAGACGGCGAGCATTTCGGGGTCGGGCGTGTTCAAGGATGCCACAACCGATGAGCGCGCGCGCCAGATTTTCTTTGACGGCGAGACCCCGGCCTATCAGGTGATCATCCCCGATTTCGGCACGGTAGAGGGGCCGTTCCAGCTGACTTCTATCGAATATGCCGGGTCGCATAATGGTGAGGCGACCTATGAATTATCGCTGGCCTCTGCCGGTCCGCTGACCTTTGTGGCGGTCATCTGATGGCCAATCCCTGGGCGGGCGAGGTGATGCTGGTCGTTGATGGTGTCCCGCATGTCTGCAAACTCACGCTCGGGGCGCTGGCGGAACTGGAGGCGAGCCTTGGCACGGGGACGCTGATTGAACTGGTGGAAAGGTTCGAAGGAGCGGCGTTTTCGACCCGCGATGTGATGTCGCTGATTGTTGCGGGCTTGCGCGGCGGCGGCTGGCGTGGCGGGGCGGATGATTTGCTGAGTGTCGATATTGCGGGTGGGCCGGTGGCGGCGGCGCGCGTGGCGGCGGAGTTACTGGCGCGTGCATTTTCGGTGCCGGGGCCGGCATGAGTGCCTTTGACTGGCCGGGCCTGATGCGCGCCGGGATGCAGGGGTTGCGCCTGCGTCCGGCGGATTTCTGGGCGCTGACCCCGGTGGAACTGATGCTGATGCTGGGTGTCGAAGGCGCGCCACCACCCATGGCACGCGCCCGGCTGGAGGCGCTGAGCCGGGCTTATCCTGATCGGCCAAGAGCCGGGAAAGCGGATGTGAGCGATGAATGATATCGAGGCGATAAACGGGCTGGGCGATCAGGTGACTGCGCTGGAGCGCGACCTGAGCGGTGCGATGGTGATGACATCGGCCTTTGCCGAGGAACTGCGTGTGGTGCGTGGCACGCTGGCCGAGACGACGACGGACCTCGCCAATCTGGAGCGCGGGTTTTCGGGAGGGTTGCGCAAGGCGTTTGACGGGTTGATCTTTGACGGGATGAAGCTGTCGGACGCGTTGAACACGGTCGCCACGGCGATGATCAACACGACCTATAACGCGGCGATGAAGCCAATCACCGATCATTTGGGTGGTCTGCTGGCGGGCGGAGTAAATTCGCTGATGGCGGGCGTGCTGCCATTTGCCAATGGCGCACCGTTCAGTCAGGGCCGGGTCATGCCGTTTGCCAAGGGTGGCGTAGTGAGCGGACCGGCCAC